AAGGCATTATGATCCAGCCATTTTGCGTCCTCTGCAAGTTGCTGGTCGGCGCCCCATTGGGCGGCCTTCGCGGCAGTCGCCTGCATCCAGCACACGACATCAGGATCGCCGTTGCGCTGGGCTTCGTGAAACCACTGCTGCACCAGTTCCGGCGGTGGGGTGATGGGGTGTTGTTCAGTCATTTAGCAACCCACCTATAGGTCTTATCTACAAACTGAGCTTTGGCTATAGCTTCAGGCGTTGGAGGCTTGGGGGGCTTTAATTTGTCCTTCCAAACAGGTGTCATGGGAAGACGACCACGGAGGTTCCAAGGATCAAAACCATCCGTACAATCAAGCCAGGGTTGGTCAGAAATCGCTGGTTGGGTCGAACTCGTCGTCGGCTGTTGTTTCATTGAATTTGCAAGTGGACAGGTCATAGTCAAGGTTGCAGGCAACGCCTACTTCACCACTGAATCGATTTTTAAGGACGCGCAAAGTTGTTGAAGACGATCCTCGATCCGCCTGCTGGTTCCGTTCAAGCGCAACAACTCCATCTGACAATTGACCAATAGCTCCCGAACCTCGAAGTTGTCCGAGTGTGACTCGTGCTCCTTCCTCATGATTTTGATCTGAATTTGTACGACGTAGGTGAGAAACAAGGAACATGGCAATGCCTGTTCGTTCAACCAAAGAACGCAACCTTGTCATGGTTTGATCGATCATCTTGCGCTCGTCACCATCAAGACCACTAAGCAGAATTGAAAGGTGATCAACAAAGATGACCTTGGTATCAAGACCACAGGCAAGGTATTCAATCCTGTTGTATATCACATCAGGATCGAAAGAACCAAAACCATCGAAAAGAAACAAATCCCACTTAGCGAGAGTGTCACGATAAGCTCTTTCAAGCGTTTCTCTGTCATGTTCTCCAAGGTGTAGTGATTTACCAACAGCAGAAGACATCAGCCCTAGAGCTGTTCTGCGATTTGACTCTTCGAGAGCCAAGTATCCAACTCGTTCACCGGCATTAAGAAGGTGAGTTGCCAGCTCTCTACAAAAGGACGATTTACCGATCCCCGATCCTGCTGTGATCGTCACCAATTCGCCCATGCGAATACCGTGCAATTTAGATTGAAGCCCATTAAATGGGTACTCATGATCACAAGGTGGCGTTGGTGTTGTGACTAGCTCTAGAAGGGATTTGCCGTCGACGATCCCATCAGGTCGATAGGGCTTGGCATCCCAGATTGCTCTGCGAATTGCCTCCCCATCGTTGGCCTGTAGGGCATCTGAAGCGTCTTTATACGCCTCTAGACGCGCGATCTTTGTCTTGCCAGGTGGTAGGACACTTGCCGCCTCCTCCGCCGCCTTACGGCCTGCATCGTCCATATCGAAGAACAGGACAATCTCTTCGTAGCCCTGGAGCCACGGGAGAGCCCGTTGGATCGACTTCTTGGCAGCTGCAGCACCTGCATCCAAAGACACCATTGGCCAGCCAGGTAGAACCTCCTGGCAGCTAGCTGCATCCAGTTCCCCCTCAGTGATGACTACCCTGCGTCCAGTCGCTGGAAACAGGTGCTGACCAAAGAGGCAGTGAGCCGACTTGCCTTCGTAGAAGAAAGTCTTGTCTTTGGTTTTAACCTTTGCACCTTGCAAGGAGCCTGACTCATCAAAGTAGTGAAACCTAAGGACTTCACCATCTTGATAAATCTTGTACTTCTCGCAAACCTTCTCGCTGATTCCTCGTTTCTGCAGCCGTTGAGCTGAGCCAGTCAGATGCACAGGAGATGTCATGCGTGGTTCATGGAAAGTGTCGTCATCACCAGGTTCGTAGTGGTTGCACCTAAAACAAAAAGTGTGGCCATCGGAGTACAAAGAGTTGGCATCCGATGACCCACAGTTGTTACATGGCAAGTGCCTGACGAACTCGCTTTCTGAGTGCGGTGTATGCATCAGCTTGATCTTCGCGATTGCTCATGATTGGTGAAAGCGGTCGATGAGTTGTTCGTATTCATCCAGCGCATCCTCAAAGCCCTCGATGACATCCTGTGGTGAGGAATGTTTATCGAGAGCCATGACAAGATTGAACGCCAGATCTTTGATGACTGTTACGTCAACCATTCGATTGGTATAGAGTGAAATGCACACCAAAGAAAGCCGTGTTTCTCGGCCCACTTGGCGTAGGTGGTTTTAGATCCTTTGTAGATCTTGTTATAGGGAGATTGAAATACAAAGCGAATATCAAGGTCAGGATTAGCTGCCTTCACAGCTTTCATTTTCCTACGGTCTTCTTCAGTCAGATGACCTTTGGTCTCTAGGTAGACACCATTTGGAAGCAGAAAGTCAGGCGTGTAATTGCATTGCAATACATAAGGGACCTTTGTTGATTCATACTCATATTTCACTCCAAGATTGACGAGAAGATCAGCGACCTTCTCCTCAAGTCCTGAGCGGAAAGCCATTAAAAGTCGTCGTCTACATCCTTAACAGTGATGGTGACATTGGGATCACCAACCTTGAAACCTTTGGCTTGACCAAACATGGCTGCAGCTTCGGTGTCGTCGAGATCACCAATGTCTACAGCAGCAGAGCCACCACAGCTAATCACTTGCACTGCTTTGAGTACAAGACGAGTGCCAACACTATCAGGTGTAGTGTAAGGTTTCTGGACGAAGGCCAACTTTACAAGGCTGCCAGAGTAAAGAGGGATCTCCTCTTTGATGGGCGTTCCTTCCGAGTCGACAATAGGAATAGTCGTATCGGGTTTCCAGGAGAACTTGACTTGATACTGACCGTCACTCACTTGCTCCCAGGGCTCCACTTTAATCGTGGCACGGTTGGGATTCTTATGCTTTGACTTAGCCCACTTGAGAAGATCTTCGCGATCTTGAATCAGACGGTCAACATACTTCTCAGGAATCAGTGCCTGAAGGCCATGCTTACCGAACTTGGATTCTTTGAAGAAGCTTTGATAGCCCTCCAAAACAACAGGCTCTTGAGTGACGATGGTAGAATTAGACATCAACAGAAAAAATAAGTAGAGTTAATCACGGCCTCTGGCTCCAGATCTCCAATGATTGGAGGCTCTGTTACCGCACCGATCTGAGCTGCAAAATCTCGCAGGTAGTCATGTTCTGCGAAGATATGCATGTAAGTTTCTCGCACTACAGTGGATAGCTGCGACATGTCAGTAGCACGACACAAGACAGAATCATGGATGACACTGAATGGTGCATCGAATCTGACAAAGGATAAATGTAACAGTGACGCATCCAGTGCGTGAATTAGATTAGGAGCAGTTGCTGCTTTGTGGCGATTGATGTCGGCTTCTTTTGTTTCGCCGTCAGCCACAAAGATGTTGCATGTTCCAAGCAATTTAAGTTGAACGCGAATCTTATTAGGTTTCATCAACCGTTGATTCACGATGAACCCACTAGGGGTCACCCAACTCAGCTTGGTTTTGCCAGACTTAATTGCCTCTTTGACCTGCTCTTCAATCCAGCGCATGACCTGCATGGGTCCAGGGACAACCTGTTCCATAGCTTCTCTTACAGCTTTCACTGTTTGAGTCAGGTCATCTTTGCTGATCTCAACGTCTTTTTCTTTTAATGCGTCACGGATATAACTCCGATTAGAAAAAGGTTTGGCATTATAAGGAACAGTCATCACGACCCTTTTAACAGTTTTTCTGTCAATGTAAGGTTGGATAGACTCTGGACAGTGAGGCTTGGCTGCCTCAGCAACGACCTTGTAGGCGTCCTGAGGGCGATCACTGGGTAGGACGTTCACCAGCCGTGCAGTGCTGGCATCACGCGCCAATCCTGCCAAGATCTGTAGACCTGAGCAGGTGGCATCAGTGGCAATTGGAAGACCTGTGAAGCTACGGCTGCATGCAATTAAGCATGCATACATCTCCTCACAAGCTGCCAGGAATTGCCAAGGTTCATCGGCTGCTTCCCAATCGCCAATGTTCGCTAGTGGATCGGTTGCGACACGAGAAATCAGGTCGTGGTTGGCATCAGCCCAGTCCAATCGCTCCTGGATGGGAGCTTTGTCGAGACCATAGGTGGTGCTGACCTGAAATTTCAACCAGTCTTCTGCCTCTGGTGTCAAGAAAGCTTCATCCGCAAAGCGAATCAAACTCTTACCAAAGTCAGTATCCTGTGGAGTTAAGAATGCAGGAATTGGATAAGCTCTCCCACGGTAATCCAGGCTCCACGGAAGGAAGAAACGTTCTTTGTTAGAGAACATCTCTGCCACCTCCATGGTGATCCTGGTGCGGCAGCTCTTGCGAAAGACCTGAGCCTGTTGGTTCATGGCCTCTGCAGCTCGCCTCCTGTAGTCCTGGCGAGATTCCTTGTTGCTGTCGATGTCGAAGGGCTTGGGTGGCTTGGGAACGTCATACAAAGGGATGAACTTTCCGACCCGGACGCCTTGCTGCTGCAATTGGACAGCAACGTTGTAGGTAAAAGGGTTGACCTTGTAGGCCACCTTCTGCAGGTGGTTCAGGAACTCGAAGATCCTGTCCCCCTGTATACATGACTGATCACCCCTGCGGACCATGTCGTGGCCCTTCATGACCTCGTTGAGCAGGTAGCCCCCAGGCCTTGTAGCTGACCAATCGTTGGGCTCGATCAGCATCGGCCAGGCCATGGGGGCAAACAGCAGCGCATTGGCCATCAACTCGTCTTTGACGGTGTAGAAGGCTGGTGTTGGGATGACGCAGGGCTGCCGCTTGCCGTGGTTGAACTCGACATATTTGGTGAACCAGCCCGACACATGGCAGACGCAGTCCAGGAGCCAACCTCCCAACTTGGCGCGGAGCACCCGATTCCAGCTGGGCCAGACACGGTCGTATCGGTTCATCAACGTCTTGGTGGTGACCAACCGCTGATGGGTGCCAGAGGAGGCATGCCAATACTTTGTCTTGATCTTGTGCAGCAGGTCTGGATCGGCCTGCTCATACCAGCGCATCTGGCACTCCTGCTCCACAGCCCCGCCAATGGCCGTCACCACTTCGGTGACCGTGTTGGCGTTAGGGCGGTGACTAAAGACACGATCAAAGGTCACTTTGATGGCAATGGCTGCCATCGCATGAGTCTCAAGATCGCTCAGATGGTTACTGATCTCAGCAAACAAAGGACCGTTGTCGCCTTTCTCAATCCTCGCAAAAGCTGTCTCATCGATGTACTCAACCAGCTTTGGCAGTAGCGCCTGGATACAGGCAACACCATAAATAGTCGCGCTTGCGTAGCTCCTTTCTTCCAGCTTTGCGGTGTTGTCCCATAAATTGCGGCTGCCTTGGCTTATTGCTTTTCTCTCCAGATTGGTCTCTTCCTCGATCTGAGCGGGCGTTGCCATAGGCTGAGAATGTGATAAGAATGCGCGGTAGAACCAAAGTCAAGGCTTGTCCGTTAGTGGACACCAGTCATAGCAAGGAAAGCCAGAGATTTCTCCCTGGCTTGTCCGCTTGTGTATTCAATTTGGAGCAGAACCTGAAACTAGCGCGTATACCAATTCCGCCACATCCGCGTGGGGATTCCAGCGATTCTCACGAGTGAGATTGCCGGATCTGTGACGCCATGAAGCGTACCACAGGGCTCAGTAGACGCGGGTAGAGAGGCGTTAGAGCCTTCCGACCGCGTTGGCCAGGTCGTCTGGACCAATGTGAATGTAGTTCATCGTGGTCGTGATCTGGGAGTGACCCATCAGCTTTTGCACCTTGGTAATTTGGACATCGGCCTTGATCAGCCACGAGCAGAAGCTGTGGCGCAGGCAGTAGGGGGTCAGCTGCGAGGAGGCCCCGATGTAGTCGCGCACCCGGTTGAAGGCACGGCGGTGTTGGTCGTCGTCCGTCCAGTCGTCACCAAACAGCAGCAGGTTGCCATCCTTGGCATCCTCCAGCCGTCTGCTTAAGACGGGCATGACCCGGTCATACTGCTCACCTTGTAGTGGGATCTGCCGAATCCGGGATTTACGTTTGACCGTAAAACCAGGACGACCGCCTACTTGAATGAACGGTATCCGCTCAGATAAGTAGAGATCACAAGGCCTTAGTTGGGAGTATTCATCCCAGCCCATGCCTGTGTAGGCGGAGACAAGAATGGTGTCAGCCAGGTCTTCTCGATTGAAGATGTCAACCGCAGCTCGCGCCATATGGTCGACCTGAGCCTTTGTGAAGATAGGACGAATATGCTTGTTTTCAGGAAGCATCTCGAAGCTATAACGACCCAAAGGTGACACCCAAGACAGGGTCGTATCGAGCTTGGGCAGTAACCCCCGTGACAGGCAGAAGTTGAGCGCCGTTTGCACAGCTGTCGTCACACGATTGATCTTGCCGTTTGATGAATCCTCTTGCCAAAGAAGATCACGAACAGTATCCATCGTGTCCTGATCAATGCGCTTGACAGGAAACGAACGACCTTGTAATCGCATGAAGTGATTACAGTTGATCGTGGCAGGCTTGCGGCCATTACCATTAATCCAGGTGTCTTTCTTGTTAAGGGTGTGATCAACAGCTTGACCAATAGTCTGAATCCTAGTCATAGAGAATTTCCTTGATTTGGTTAGCAAGTAGTTCTCCTTCCTTTGTTAAGGAAAGGATTTTACGTCGACTGTTAAGTGGATCGTCCTCCTTTTTTATAAGGTTGAGCCCAGGCTTTTTGAGCCTATGGTGTTTGGACAACCAAGCTGTTACCCTGGAACCAGATGCTGTGGAGAAGCCAAGATCCTCCTCCAGGGCTTGCTTATGGCATCCATTGTGGCTAGCAACGTATGCAAAAGCAGCAACAACTTGACCCGGTACTTCACGATCAAGAACCCTTAGCAAGTTGGTTGCTTTGAGGAACCGACGCATTTCGTCGTCGGTACACCTTCTCTTGAGTGGATCCATGTGAACGCCAGCAAGGCCGGTCGATGTCCATCTCAATTATACCAAGCTGGACATGCCATGAGCGGTCAGTAGCCCACGCATCGT